GTCGGGATGATCACCGACCACTGACGAGGCAGATCACTCAATCACAACTGGAGCAGTTTATGACAAATCAAATAATCCTCAGCTATCGGATCAATGACAGCAAAAGCCGCAAACCTAATTGGTCAGGCTGGCTGATCACCGCACACACAGCGATCGAGAACGCGCGAGGAGTTGCCGAGATCATCTGCAAGTTCAATAACGAGAGGGCAGCGTTCCGGAACCTCGAATACAAGCTTGACATCGGCACCATTAAGGGCGGCGCGATTCAACTTAGCAATGAGGAGCTATAGACCGATGGTGCAGAGAGCGGACGTGCAACACAGATCAGCTTATTTGTCGTCAACCTTTGGCGAACAGATGGCTCGTCGATATTTCGGGGAGGTCGTCGATACCTTGCCTAGGTACATCAGAGGCAAGAGGAAAGGTCAGCTTAAAGGCATTTTGCAGTGGGAGAAAGTCGTCGAGGGGGGTTGGGTTAAAACTGGCGCATATGACCATGACGGTATGCGTGCTTCTGGATACGTCGAGCGTAGGGTCGGGAAGGTGATACGGGTAGACCTTAACTTGCCCCAATGGGGGAAAGAATCAATCAACGTGGCTAGTTGGAGTTAAAGCACAGCCCCTTCCCCGTTTACATCAAGCGGGGTTGGGGGTGGGTTTTATTTTACCGCCGCAATCAAAATTTGGAGAGCACATGAAAGACATCAAGCAAGAAATCACAAGCCGAATCATCGAGCTGATCGAAGAGCACGGCACAAACTGGACCAAGCCATTCTCTGAGCTGGGAGGGGTTCCGACCAACGTCTCAACAGGCAAACGTTACAGGGGCATGAATGCCTTCTGGTTGGGCTTGCTTGGCAAGTCAGAGGTTGCCACATACAGGCAATGGGCAGCTCTAGATTGTCAGGTTCGGAAAGGTTCGAAAGGTACGCCGGTTAGCGTCCCGATGATCGTGAAGGACAGAGAGACAGGTGAGAACAAGGGGCTGTTCTTTAAGTCTGCGACCGTCTTCTCAGCCGACCAAGTCGAGGGCTGGACCTCAACCGAGGTGCCGACTGTTGACCTCACCGAGCGGCTGTCAGCTGTGGATGATTTCGTTACAGCAACCGGTGCAGAGGTTAGACATGGTTCGCAAAGGGGCTGCTACTACGTCCCGTCTGAAGATTACATTCACATGCTGTTGCGTGAGCAGTTCAAGCCCACCGAAACGAGCAGCGCCACAGAGGCTTACTACTCGACTCTGCTGCACGAACTAACACACTGGTCAGGTCACAAAAGCCGATGCGACCGGTTCGCAAAGAAGCAGGAGAACGGCTACGCCTTCGAGGAATTAGTCGCGGAAATTGGCGCTGCGATCCTTTGCGCCACTCTGAACGTGTCCACCGAGGTGCGAGCAGACCATGCCCAATATATCGCCAACTGGCTGCAAGCATTTAAAGGTGACAAAAACTACATTTTCTCGGCGGCTGCCGAGGCGCAGAAGGCTGTCGATTATCTCATTAACCAACAAGTAGAAATGGAGGCGGCAGCGTGAACATACCAGCTGAGGATTACATACCGATGTACGCGGGAATTGCGGAGCATTTGCTATTTAGGGACGGCGTGACTCTTGAATACAAGCAGCCCGACGAGTTCGGCAACGTCGAGCGAACTGATGCGTCAGATGACATCTGGACCGATTACTGCAATGAAGCTGAGGAATTACTGGCTGAGCTGGGAATTTTTCAAGAGGGGTACGGAGCATGAGCAATTTCGAAGGAACCATAACGATAACCCTGAACCCTGTCAGGGAAGCGATCAGCGAAGAGGAGTTCATCCAAAACCTGCTGTCTGAATACAACGACAAGTGCGGCGAACTGTTCAGGATATCTCGATCCGATATCAACAATATTCGCGGAGGCTCTGAAAGTTAACAGCCCCTTACCCATTCATCGAGTGGGTTTGGGGGTGAGAACTTTTTCCCGCCATCACAAAAATGAGGAGATGCAAATGAACGCAACGATATCTGTGACAACCGCAACAACTACGGTCAAGAAAACCAGCCGGTCGTTCAGGCTTTGGATTGAGGGTAAAAAGTTAGCGGCGGCAGGGTTCGCGCCAGACGCTCGATACTCGGTCGTCTACGGGGACGGGCAAATCAAACTGACGCTGAGCGATGACGGCGAGCGTCGAGTGACCAAGGCAAGCCGCAACGGAAAGGACAGAGCAATCATTGATCTGCACTGCGCGGAAGTCGGTCGGACCTTTGCCGCAGGGACTGAGGTCACCGTCGAGTACCACCCATCGATCATCATTTTTCGCAGCAAGCTTGCTAGCAGACTCAGGGACGCGCTGATGACTGGCAAGTCTGAAGCGGAGAAGGATTTCATCAAAAATAAAGTGGTATTCCTCACCGTTTAGGTCGTTTCTAGCCCCTTGCTCATTCGCTGAGTGAGCTTGGGGGTGAGAACTTTTTCCCGCCATCAACTTTTTTAAGGAGAGACAAATGCCGGTACCAGATGAATTAAAACCTTTGCAAATCATTAGATTCAAGGAGGTTTTAGCACAAACCCCGTTTGCAAACCGAAGCAAACTAAACACGGAAATAAAAAACGGACGGTTCCCTCGACCCATCAAGCTAAGCAAACGCGCCATAGGCTGGCTGGCTGAGGAGGTCAATGAGTGGAAGCAGAGCAGGATCGATAAACCAACCGATCGGAGCAGTTAACAGCCCCTCGCCCATTTTAAGGAGTGGGCTTGGGGGTGAGAACTTTTTCCCACTAAAAAAAGGAGATATTGATGTTTGATGTAGCAACTGAGCCCAAGTACGAGCTGCCACATAGCGGCGGGGCAAAACTGACCACCGCGACCACCACGGTCAAAAAGACTGATCGGTCACGCCGAATCTGGATTGAGGGCAAAAAGCTTACCAATTCCGGATTCGTGAAGGGCTCGAGATTCTTTCTACGCCACCGCAAAAATGAACTGCAACTTGAGCTGGACGATGACGGCGATCGAGAGATTACGTCTGTTTTTCGTCAAGGAGTGGAGCGTCCGGTTTTAAAACTTGATACCCAGATCATCGGGCAGGTGTTCGAGGTGGGTGATGAGGTCGAGGCGACGTTTTACGAGCACGGAATAGTCTTCCGGAGACCGCTCCAATCGGCAATCGCCAGGCTTTTGCAGAAAAAATGGGTTCCGGAACCAAAAGGAGATTTCGATGAAGTTATCTAACCTAAAGACGCCTTTGGTGATTCTGCAAAAGTACCAGTCTCGACAGGAGATGTGGAGCGTTAGCAACGGCGAAGAATTGATCGATAAGATTTTGACGCCTGAGTACGAAGAGGGCGATTACAACTCTGACCTTTTTGAGATGTGGGATCAGGGGGATTGGCAGTTTGCCAATGCTGTGGCATGCCTCGCTCACGATACTGTCGCGTGTCTCGTCCTGACGGCTGCGGAGTTTTGCGAACGATACGACATCCTGCGTCGGACTTATCCGCATTTTTGCCATTGGGCTTGGGACGAGTTTCTCGAATACGACGACGAGGTGCCGGTTCGATATGTCGTGGAGTTCAGCCAGAACAGCACATGGCTGTCGCATAAGCCGCAACGGTGGAGCTATGCAACGGCAGAAGATGCGACCGAGGATGCAGACAGTTTGTCTGAAGAAATGTTCGGAGTGATCTACCGAGAGCTGGCGTTTGCAGGCAATCCGATTACCCAAATCAACTTTGGAAATGACGAACGCGATCGTCAGGACTGGATCGATTCACTATAAGAAAGGAGAGTGTAATGAGCGAAGTAGCAGCGGTAGAGGTAGCAAAGATGCGCCACATTCTGAAAGGAGGTCGAAAGGTCTTTGCTGATGACATGGCGTTGTTCTTGAAACTAGCGCCGGTCGAGAGACTGACCGCACATCTCGGTAGATGGAGACAAGTCGAGCATGAGCCAGACCTGCACGTTCTGCTGTGGGATCTGCATGACATGCTCAGCGAGCTGTGCCGTCTATCTCAAGTGCATCAAGCATGCCTTGGCGAGCCCCACGGCGCTGCCAAGTTAAGTTATCAGCGACTTCAAATCGCAGAATTAGAGGCAAAAATACGGGAGTTTGCTAATGATCGCAGACAGCAGTAATGAAAGGCTTCGATCACTCTTAAAGAGTGAGGAGATGACCATCCAAGATGCCGCACAGCTATTAAATATGCCGTTTGACAGTGTGCGTAACTGGACTCGAAGCCCTTCAAGCGCACATTACCGCAAAATGCCCAATATGGCGATTGAGCTACTACAAATTAAAATCAAGGAACAGACAAATGACAGGTAAAACTGAAGCTAAAAAGTACAAGTGCAAGCAAACGACGATTGATGAGCAAGTGATCCGACTTGGCGAACAGGCTAAAGAGATCGAGAAGATGAACGAGAAAATTAAGCAGTTCGATGCTGAAGTAGGAAAAAAAGATGATTTGGCATCGCATTGGGCTCAACAGTTCCAAACCGAATGCCGTAAGTTCTACGATACAAGAAGTGCGGATGTAGTGGTAACGGTTTTCGAGGATGACTATCATGTCAATTCCTCTGCCGTAATCCTCAGCCAAACCAGTCTATACAAGGAATACTTTCACTTAGATCAACCTGCAATGGTTGACGAAGCCTTCAAGCTTCGAGATGCTCTTTCAGAATTTTACCAGCACCACAATATGGAGGTTACTATTTCTGTCAGCATTAACTCGCTTTAAACTATCGATTAGTTTTGGATGTGCTGTGCTAGACTTTTAGCCGTAAGCAGGTGGTTTAGCATCTCGCTACAACCCCTAAAAGAACCCTGCCTCGGCGGGGTTTTTTTATTGCCGAGCGTGTTTTCGAATAACCTCAACCGGAACAAGGTAAACCCATTTTGGGTGCTTATCTCCTCGACTGTGAATCCTGGTTGGATCTCTCGAGGCGCAGATGCCGATCAGGTCAGTCAGAGTGAGCCAATACTCATCGACTCCATCGTAAAATAACCAGTGATTGCTCTCTGTCGTATGCAAGCCAGAAGGCTGGTTGTGGTAATACTCGACAACGATATTCCCCGTCTCTCTGCTCATCGGGTCATACTTCACTTCTATTTTTGCATCCAATTCTGGTATCAAGATGTCGCAGCGGCTGTCTTTACCAAATGTTTTGGTCGCGTGCTTGAAACTTACGAGTAATCGGTCGAGAAAATCTTTTTCAATCGCCTCTCCTCGCCGTAAATCATCGTGAAAGGTCTGCATATAGCTTCCTTACACCCATTTCGATGAGCGCTTTCGTGTGTTTCGGATAGGTAGATTCGGGAATCGACAGCATGTAATCGCGTCGATCAGCAGCTGTTGGCAGATCAAGAACATGTCCGCAGATATAAAATGGGACGGTCGATTTCGCCATGTCCCAGAATCGTGCATCAAGCTCGTCCTCGAGCATGAGGATTGCTTCTGGATAGCTAGGCTGCTTGGCTGCTGTCTTGCAAACGTTTAGCAGAGAAGATGGGGTCATCGATCAGCCTCTTGATGATAAGTCGAGCGTGTTCTGGGGTTACCGTAACGGTGTGATAATCAATTTTCGGGAAGTCGCCAACTGCCCAAAGAGGGAAGACAAATCGAATCGGCTGCCGGTCAAACTTGTAAATCAGAATCGGAACTCTCTGCTTGCTTGCTCGACAAACCTGCTCCCACCATTCGGGTCGATGCCAATTACCTTGTTTGTATCGCTTGCATTCAAAGAGAAACGGTCCCCACTCGATATCCCCAAGATCAACCGTTCTGGTTTGATCAAGGATGCGCCGCAAAGTAACGTCCTCTCCGGTTATTTCTGATAACCAAGACCCTAATAGTTGACAGCAATCTCGCTCAAACTGGAGACCCTTAGCTCGACTATCCGTCATAGGTTGCTATCCATTTTTCCAACCAGGCTCTCGCTTTAAGCAGGTCTGTCTTGCCACCCTTGTGCTGCTCGCGCCAAAGGTATTTCATGATTGTTCCCTTGCACATGCCGTTCCATTCCTCTTGCGACATGGCGCTGTGCATAGCGTCCCAAGATTCGATATCACCCTGTGTGTATCGAGCCGGTCGAGAGACTTCATCCCACTCGGCAGGGGTAGGGTCATCCAAAGATTTCCGTTCGGACATGTTCCAAAAGCTCCTGTTCTGTTCCATAACGCTCCTCGAATCTTTTTTTATAGGGGTGTCGGGAGGTAAATACTGCGTTGTCATCTCCACCTCGATGATGTTTTGTGCATAGCGGGATGCTGTTTAGATGTGCGTTCGGCTTGGTCTTGCCATCGATGTGATGAATTTCAGGAGGGGTGTGAACTCTGAACTCTCTGCGACAGACGACACATCCGTGATCGAGCAGGCAGCTCATCCAAACCCTCTCCTCTTTAGTGGGTGTGCGGCTCTTCATTAACGAGTTCCATTTCGATTTTGATGTTTTCAATTCCCAACCCAAACTCTTCAGCCAGTTTGAAAAGCGACACGCAGAAATCCTCAAATTCATCAGGATTCGTTGCTTGAGTAGGCGCCAGCTGAAAGTGGACCTTGCTTTCAAAATCTAAGCTCCATATGTTCGTCTCTCCATGCGTGCGCTTGCTACTGTGCTTTGCCATTGTTTGAACTCCACTTCTGCTGCATTACTGTTTGCTTTTGCCGCCGCGAGAGCGCCTTTGGCGACACCCCTAGCCAGCCTGATCTGATACATCTCATCTGATGCGTCAGCGAACCTTGTTTGTGCTGCGGCTGTCTTATTGCCTTGGTGCTCACCAATCATCATGAGCTGTGCGAACTTCTGTTTTTCTTTTGCGTCAGCTTTGGCTACTTCCATCTCTGCATGTGCTATTTCTGCACCCGCGTTGCGGATGTTTTCCGCAAACCGTTCTTCCTCAATCACGAAGACTCCTTGCTGTAGTTGATGTATTTTTTTGGCGCACCCGCTCGACGCTCGAGGTATTGCAAAGAATCCTGATGCATTTCGAATCCGACCTTTCCCTCGAAACTGCCGTTGCGGTTTTTGAGGACATCGAGGTACATATCCCAGCCTTTCATGATCTCCTCGTCTGGCTCTCGCCCGAGGATTTCGCACACCTCTAGGTGCTCAGATTTCTTTTTGTTCTTCCATATGCTGACGAACCCATCAGCCAAATCTGTAATCGATCCGGATCCCTTGACATCAAACTTGTTGGGAGCCATGGCTTCACTCTCACCCTTGCGGGAGTGGGTAACTAAGAAGATAGTGACGGGGTGCCGCAGTTTGAAATTGACCAGGCGCTCAACGAATTTTTGCTGCTCGGCGTAATCGTCTTGCCTAACCATGTTCGTCAAAGAATCCACCACAAAAACGTCTATCCCATATCTTCGATAGGCGTACTCGAACGTCTTCATGAGCTGCGCTGGCTTGGGTGTTAGCTGATCGACATAAAGCCATAACGAGTCGCTCATCCAGTTGAGCAGGGCATCTCTGTACGGTTTAGGCGGCTTGGAACCACCCGATGCCTGCTGCATCATTCGCCCAATCGTTTGCTTCGGCGCCATTTCCATCGAGGCGATCAGTGCTTTACCGCCTTGTTTCATCAGGTTCAAAACCAACTGCCCAAGCCACATAGACTTACCGTGTCCGTTGATTCCAGTCACGCCCCAGAGACCGTGAAATCGTATCTGCTGATCGTTAAGTTTTTCCCATCCCGCCTCGTAACCTTGCAGCCCTCGGTTTTCTAGATCGAAGTAATCGTCCAGGACTTGATGGAATTCCATAACCGATTTCAACTGGTCTGGATCGATCCATTTAGCTGAGTCGTAAGCCTTCTGGACGGCAAGCTTGGCGTGGTCATAACCCAGCTTTTGGAGTAGTTCGTTTGCATCTTTTGCACCTTCCCACCGCGCTCGCATGCAACGCTCGCCCAGTCTTCCGATTAACTTCTGAGCGCAACCCTCACCTTCCTCGTCCTGATCTGTGGCGATCACGATCTCGTCGAAGCGGTCTAGGTTTGGCAGCTCATGTTGTATCCACGTTAAACCAGCAGCGCCGTTAGGCAGGGATAAAGCAGGGAAACCTAGTTCAGATAAAGCAATAGCGTCTAACTCACCCTCTGTTAGCCATAACGTTCGGGCGTTAGGGTTCA